CAACATTTGCTGGAAATGTTCTCCTACACAACTTTGTGGCGATTTACTCCTTGACAACGCGCAGGCAATAATGTTATCATTATCGCGATAATAAAAATAAGGAGTTTTGAAATTGTCCGATGTGATGGAGCAGCTTGACGACTTGCTGGACACAATAAGTATTGCAAACGTAACACGACGAAGGCGCATGACGACGAAGTCGTCCGTGCCGAAACCGCCACCGCCTAAGTCCAAGTACTGCAGTCCGCGTGAGCCGGATGAGCGTCGTGTTAGGGCTGGAAGGCGCAGGTTTCAAGTCAACGAACTGTGGGAGATTCACCACGAGATAGTCAGGCGACTGGTACTTGGGCAGAAGGCCAAAAGGATCGCTGAAGACCTGAACGTTTCGCCTAACATGGTTTCGTACACGAGAAACTCGCCGGCCGTTCGTCATCAAATTGAGATCATGAGGGGAGCACGCGACGCGGACACGATTGATCTGGCGAAGCGCATTCGTGACGACGCGCCAGAAGCGTTGAAGCTTCTTGAAGATATTATTTCTGGTGAAGTTGACGCCACAATCGGTTTGCGCGCTCGTGAAGCTAACAACATGCTGAATCGCGCTGGTTATGCGCCCGTTCAGAACATTAAGGGTGCGTTCGTTCACGAACACTACAGTGCAGAAGAAATCGACGCAATCAAGAAGCATGCGATCGAGAACGGCATCAAGTCAGGCGTTGTTATCGACGCCGAGGTCGAGGACGTCAACAACGTCATCAACGTTACTGATGCTCAAGACGTTGACAATGTCAACAACGTTGGCAAGGAGGCAACCGGATAATGTATTACGTACCAACATTCTTTCAGCCCTTCGAACTGGTTCCGAAGGAGTTTTACGAAACGTTCAAGGATTTTCCTCGACGTATTTGGTCGATGTTCGATTCCAGGACGCTCTTCACTGGCGACGCCATTCGCAGGCGTTATGGTAAGATGATCGCCAACGAATACTCGCAGCACAAACGTGGAGCAGCGCTGGACCTAGTTCCAGTCGAAACTGCTGTGGAAGAAATTCGTGAGGACATTAAGAAGCGAAGGGATCTTCTCTTCAAGTACATTACTTGCATTGAGGAGGGCGTTTCGTGGTTGCACTTCGACTGTCGCAACCACAAGGGATTGTTAATCGTTAGACCTTAAAGAAGGAGGAACGAATTATGATGGGGATCTTCCTGCATCTTGCGACGCTTTGGAAGCTTTACAAGACCATTCGTGACCGTTACACCGAGGTCCGCCCGATATTTGCTAAATGGGTAGTGGATTCGGAAACTAAAATCGATGACAAGGTCATGCGCGTTCTGGACGTGTTGTTCAAAAAGGCCTAAACAACTTAAGGAGGAAACATGGCAGTAGTCGAGAGTGCGATTACTCATATAACTGGGCGGCAGCTGGTAAAGGTTCTTTGGGAAACCCTCACGTGTGGCGACACTGGAAAACCTTTCGAGATTGCCGATTGGGTGAGCCAGATAAGCTTTCAGGCAACAGGCGATTTTAATTCTCAAACACTTACGTTTCAAGGCTCGAACGACGGAACGAACTACTTCACGCTACAGTATCCTGCCGGAACCGGCATTACTATGACAGCAGCTGGAGGGTCTCCTTGTGTTCACCTGCCGCGGTACGTTCGACCGAGTCTTGGCGGTACTTCTGGCGGCGATGTCGATGTAACTATGTTACTTCGCAAGACCAGAAACTAATCGGATGAAATCCAACGCGAAGATGATTATCACGAAGGAATCTTGGGAAAACATGCCTGACGGTGAGAAAAACTGGCTTATGTTTAATACTATTCAAAGCATGGATCGTCGCATAACCAGGCTCGAAAAGGGAGGAATAATAAACAAGTCCTTAGCTCTTGCAGGCGGAGTCATCGGAGGAATTGCTTTCTGGTTGAGCGAGAAGGTTTGGAGCTTGAGGTAACCAAATGCTAGAATCGGGATTAGCACTAAAGGACGACCCTGAAGTCACGGACTTGATGTCCAGGTGTTATGCGAGTACTCGCACAAGCGCCAAAGTGTTGTTTCCCGAACGGTTTTGGCTTCCGTTTTCGGGCCTGCATGACAAGATATTCGAAATTCTTGACGATGATTCGATCCAGCAGGCTGCAATCGCTGCGCCTCGTGGGTTCGGCAAGACCACGATTGATACTATTGCGCATCCTGCTAAGCGAATTCTGTTTCGTGAAAAAAAGTTCATCGTTCCGATTAGCGCAACCGCAACTAAGGCAGTGTAAAACGTGAGCTCATGTCGAACGTTGTAGTCAAACGATTGTTCGGTCCGATGAAATCGGAGTCGTTCTCGAAGGAACAGTGGATTACGCAGTCTGGTACGATGGTTATGCCTCGTGGTGCAGGCCAGCAAATTCGTGGGATTCTGTTCGACAAGTATCGACCTGACCTGATTATTGGCGACGACATCGAAGATCCCGAGGCGGTGCGCAACGAGGAAATTCGAGCAAATCTCAAGGAGTGGTGGTTTTCAGATGTTTGTAACTCGATCAATCGCTCACGAAAGGACTGGAAGATTATCATTGTTGGTACGATTCTTCACGAGGATTCGTTGCTTCAAAACCTGCTCGATGATCCTGACTGGTATGGAGTTCGTTTGGAGCTTTGCGATGATAATCTTCGTTCTTTGTGGCCTGGCTTTATGTCAGATGATGAAGTTCATAAGCTGTACGATTCTCACAAGCGACGTGGTCAGCTCGATGTGTTCTATCGTGAGTATCGGAACCTGCCAGTTTCTACTGAAGATGCATCGTTTAAGCAGGAATATTTTAAGTCTTATTCGGAAACGGACGAGGAATTTTCTAAAACTAAACACCAGCTGGAGAATGTCGTAATCGTCGACCCGGCCAAAACTGCTAAGATGCATTCGGCTGAAAGCGCGATCGTGTGTGTAGGGATCGATCGCAAGAACTTCAGGCTTTACGTTCGTGATGTTGTGTCTGGAAAGTTTCATCCCGACGAGCTTTACGACGAACTGTTCCAGATGTGTGCTCGTCATAAGGTTCGCGTGTTCGGGGTCGAGGTTACTTCGTTGAACGAGTTTATTGTCCAGCCGATCAAGAACGAGATGATGAAGCGTGGCCAGATGATGGAGTTGATCGAGCTCAAGGCTCGTGGTCAGGCAGGTCGCGCCGGCAAAGGCAAGGAGGATCGTGTTGCAGCCTTAGTTCCTTATTATCGTCAGGGTTACGTTTATCACAATGAGACGTGCTGTAAGGGGCTTGAAGCGCAGTTGTTGGCTTTTCCACGATCCAAGCTTTGGGACATTATGGACGCGTTTGCGTATATCGTGGAGATGCTCGAGATTGGTGAGCGTTACTTCGAGCCGCCAGAGTTCGAGGACTTAGAGGAGGAATACAAGGAGCTTTACGATGAATGCGATCCACCAATTAGCAACTGGACACTTGTGTAACTGTGTTCAATTTTTGAACAAAGTGGATTGGAGGCGATCATGCCAAAAGTCGTTAAGATGTACGAGAAGAGTAAAGGAAGTTTGGTTCATAACCAAGGGCCTGTGAGTCCGATTACGCGCAAGAAGGCAAAGGCCGCCGGAAGTTTGAAGAAGTACTACGAGCGGGAAGCTCGTTATGATCCCTTCGCGCAGGAAGTAGTTAAACGACTGAAGAAGGTAAGGCCAGGCAAGGAATACTAATTGAAGGTTGTTCGATGACTGAAAGAAAGGTTTACATAGGTTCTTTCGGACCGTTTTTGTTCGACGATACGGATTCGATCGACGATCCTGACGGTGACTTCTCTGGAATGTCTTACAAAGGGCTTGTCACCGATGGAGGGATCATCATGGGATCGATGGATCTTCTGGACACCGACGCGTCGAACGTTCTTTCGCTGGTTTGGAACGAGGATGACACAGCGGACAGGACGCTCAGCATTCTCGTCGGTGGTGGAGATCGTTCGATCGAGCTGAACGAGAATCTCGCCATCGCAGACGGCTTCGATATCACCTTGCAGGCGCTTGGGCAGGCTAATTCACTCATTTTAAACGAGAGCTTGACCGTTGGCGATGGTCACGCTGGCACTCTTACTTTTTCGACTGCATCTAAGACGCTTACGGTAGAGGACGTTTCTGTCCTTAATCAAGACCTTACCACTGACGCCAGCCCTACGTTTAAGGATCTTGCTCTTTCTGAGCCCTCGGACATTTATGCGCTTTCTCACGACAGTTTTGCTGACTTCGAGGAAGCTGAACATTTTACGATGCTTGATGAAGACGATATGGCGTCTAACAGTGACACGCAGGCTGCTACGCAGCAGAGTGTTAAGGCTTACGTTGATTATTCCGTTACCAGTCTTGGAGCTTCTTATTACATGCTGGATACAAGTTCAGGCGTGTCCGATTACAAACTATGTTCCTTGACCCCATCTGAGGATGTCGAGACTTATCTGGAGGCTGCTGACCTAAGTGATAATGATTACATCGGTGGATGGATTTCGGATACAGGAGAAACACCAGATATACTCTTGACTGGAAATTTCAACTTTTATATTACTGCAGAAAAAACTACTGGCACGAAGACCTTGAAGTTGTATTGGAAGATGTATGAGCGAAAATCAGATACATCTGAAGTATTAATCGCAACATCTTCCATTACGAACGAGGTTACTGACAAAGATACATTTGTTCTCCCATTTCTTCTTACCTCCGATTATATACCAGCGTCTACTTCACGAATTGTTGGAAAGATATATGCTTCTGTTAGCGGCGGCGGGAATGCTCCTACTGTGCGTATTTATTATCGAGGTAATACTGCCGCAAGATGGGACATTCCTGCAAATAGTGAAGTTTTTCGGAATATCTTTGTACCTTATGCAAATGCAGTTCAGGATGTTGATCTCAATGGTCATAGCATTACAGGCATTGATAACATCACTGTAGCAGATGAGTCATGGATAGGCATAGGAGCAAGCGATGAGAGGATAGTATTTGATACTGCTGGGAATATTAGTTTTATGGGGTGTAATGTTGGCATCGGGACGACGAATCCGGACTACCTATTGCATATTTTATCAAATTCCGGTGGACCACAAGTGGGTATAGAAACAAGTTCTGGCATTGCCTCTTTTGTTGTTAAATATACAGGAGGTAAGTTTGTAGAAATGGGTAGGGCAGGCTCCGATGGCTCGTCTATAAGTTACGATTCAAGTGGGTTTTTTAGTATCGGAATGAACAATGTGCCTGGAGAAAGCGGTTTAGATACAGTGGTAATGAGGTTTGACAACAACGGCAACGTCGGCATCGGCACAACCACTCCCCGCAAACAGATAGACTCCCTCTCCACCTCTCAGGCACAATTAAGGTTAAGCTATTCTGATAATTCGGTTTATGCAGATTTTCAGGTCGGCTCAACTGGTGAGTTAGACATTACACCAAATGGGAGTGCGCCGAATGTGGATATAACGACACACGATGGTTCGAGTCAAGGGCTCAAGCTAGGTGGTACGTTGATAACTAAGAATGCGGCAGAAATAAATGATTTGGTCGAAAAATCTCTTTTTGATGCGGACACATTTCTTTATGCTTCAACTGACAATACTCCAGTAGCTACTTCTCCAACCAATGTGATGGCAGCTTTGAGTGGACATGCGGCAGCGGCTTTCGACTTCAATTCCCAAAACCTTACTGGAGTGGGGGGAATACTCACCAAAAATGGTGGTTATTTTTCTGCTGTCAAAACTCTTGCCGAAAATCATTTTACAGGTTTATTTATTGGACGTGCAGGTCCTTGGAGTGAATATCAAGCTTATGGTGCTGATATTACTTTTGGGAACTCAAATACCTATGATGCCAGCGTAATGGCTCGAATTCGATTAAGATACGACGGTTCAGGGTTAATGGAACTCACTGATTTTTATGATGGTGGATATGGTGCATCTGGCGTCTTGATGTCTTTACGAGGTAATGGTAATGTAGATATATCTCAACACGACGGCTCTACCATAGGTCTCAAACTCGGCGGCACACTGGTAACGGCGAGAGCAGAGGAGTTAAATCAGTTAGATGACAATACTTTAACGAACCATTTAACGCTCTTTGTAACAGATACAGATGGGGACACTGAAGGCGATATTTGGTATGATGCAAGTGAGAAGAAATTGAAACTTAAGACTGCGACAGGAGTTGAAACAGTAACATCAGGATAAGGAGGCTAACTATGAAACTTACAATTCGACATGAGAACAAAACTCTGAAAACCATAGAACTAACACCTTTGCAACTCAAGGCGTGTAAGCTTACTAACCAAGAACCGCACGTTTATTTGGCTAACAAGATTGAAAGAATACTGGATTTTACGGTAGAACAGGCTAAGCAAAAGTTGGCTAAGGTTAGGTTGGGTAAGGCCACAGATGAGGAGATAGAAACTTTGGCGGACGAACTTTTGGCGGACGAAGTGCGTGAAGAAAAAGAGGATAACAACTTAGAAAAGGAGAAATGAGAATGATACGAAATCGAGACATAGAATTAGAGTGGGACTCTGCTATTGTTGTAGCCTCCAATGTCCCCGCCACTCTAAATGAGGTACAATATCCACGCCACTTCATTTTTAGTGATGATAATGAGGAGATCGGAAAACTAAGTTGGGATGATGGAGAATTGAAATTTGAAGGCAAGGCAAAAACATCTGCGTGGATTTTCTTTGGTTACCTGAAATCCTACATTGACGAGTATATTGACAGTCGGAAGAAAGCAACTATTAAGTAAGAACCAGACTTGACGATTTAGAAAAGGAGAAATCAGATGTACAAAACGCAAGTTAAGGAAGAAATCATTAAGACTTTGAACAACTTTTATCAGGAAGAACGAGGCAATCGAGTGACCACGAACGTGGTTGACGGACTCACGTTAAAGTTGGTGAACCTTCTCGAGGCTAACAAGACAGAAGAAAAGGCAGTGAAGCAGGAAGCGAAGCAAAAGAAGTGAAGAGAAGTGAAGGATGAATACCTAAGTTAGAGGTTTGAAATGCCTAACATTGTTTACGGAGATATTGGAAAAGTTAACCAATCAGTTCTGGCTAACACTGACAAGACGTTCGACTACGATTATCCCGAGGATCTGGACTTGCGTCCGGGATCCGATCTGCACCGACGGATCGTGAACGAGGTCTTGCGTCGTGCTCATGTTAGTCATCGTGTAATGAGCAATCGGTTCGACTCTTGGAATGAGATCGATCGCAGTCTGACTGCTTACATCGAGCCGGACACAGGTGGTCTTGGAGACGATCACGAGGAAAGGGATCTCAAGAAGAACGTCAGAACTAAGAACAGGCCGGTTTCGATCGTGTTTCCCTACTCGTACGCAATTCTGGAAACGGTTCTGACTTACCTCGTGCTGGCGTTTCTGGAGGAACCGATCTTTCGCTACGAGGGAGTTTCACCTGAAGACGTAATCGGTGCGATATTACTCGAGAAGGTCGTTTCGCTCCATACGAATAAGACTAAGGTCGGACTGGCGTTGCATACTATGTTTCGTGACTCACTGGCTTACGGTATTGGCGTGGGAGCTCCTGGTTGGTATACGCGCACAGGATCGAAGATAGTTGCAGCTTCGACAGGTTTCATGGGATCGCTTGGACGTTTTATCGGCATGGGATTGGAGAAAACTGTTAAGGAGAATGTAGTTTTGTTTGAGGGCAACAAGCTCGACAACGTAGATCCTTACTTGTGGCTTCCTGATCCTAATGTTCCGTGCGACAGAGTTCAAGATGGCGAGTTTTGTGGTTGGGTCAATAGGACGAGTTTCGTGAAGCTTATGAACGAGGAGGCTATCGGTCCTGATCTTTTCAACGTTCGGTACCTGAAGGATTTGATCAACAAGAAGTCCTCGTTGTATGGTGAAGACAAGTCGAGCAGGTCCGAGAAAACTGGGGCGTCGATTCGTGAAGCTGGAGGTAGGCACGAGGCGACTGATCCTGTTGACACGGTTAATATGTTTATCGACTTGATCCCGAAGGATTGGAAGCTCGGCATGTCGGAATATCCTGAAAAGTGGCTGTTCTCCGTGGCCAGCGATGCATTAGTGATCAAAGCCAAGAAGCTTGGCCTAACTCACAATATGTTTCCTATCGTGGTAGTCGCTCCCGATTCCGATGGCTACACGTCGACACCTGTGTCGAGGATTGAAGTGTTGCACGGCCTGCAGACTACATTGGACTGGTTGTTTAACTGTTATGACGAGGAAACAGAAGTTTTAACCGAACGCGGCTGGATGCCGCTTTCTCAAACTAGCGGTGATGACAAAGTGGCCACGGTGGATCCGAACACGTTGGAGTTCTGGTTCGAAAAGCCTAAACAGTGGTTTGAGTATGACTATAACGGTTTTATGATGAACTTCAAATCCTCGCGGATGGATGTTTGCGTGACTCCTAATCACAATATGTTCGTGAAGCGACGACACGAGCGGCTCAATTGTTTCGATAGCTGGCAGTTTAAACCTGCAGCGCTCTTGGGAGATACAGATTATCTTACCGTTGGGAACGTCAGATGGAGAGGGAAACTTGGTGAAGCGGTTAGACTGGAAGGGAAAGTTCCTTTGAGGGATCGTGGTAAGGCTCAAAGGTATGTTGATGTAGAGATTTCCCCTGAGTTGTTGGCTGGATTCTTAGGGTGGTTTCTAAGTGATGGAAGCATTTCGCACGGTGGTGCTTCTGGCAGTTACACGGTTGCTGTCAAGCAGTCCAAAGGAAGGAACTTTAAGCAGTTAGATTCGATCTTCGATGCTATGCCATTTCATGTTAATCGAAGCTATGATCTGAAAAAGCACGCGTGTCAGTGGACGATTACGAACAGGCCTCTATATGAGTGGTTGAAAGATAACTGCTATGATGGAGGCACGACTGGGGAGTTCAAGAAAGTTCCAGATTTTGTGAAGGGGTGGGATGAGTTTACTTTAGGAATTTTATTTGACTGCGCTATGAGGGGCGATGGTCACTGGATGCCTTCTCATCCTAACTTGGGTAAGTACAGTTCAGAGAGCAAGCGGTTGATAGACGATTTGCAGGAGATCGCCTTGAGACTCGGGTATTTCTCTCATGTTTACGAGCATGAAACCTCTCTCGGTAAGTCCTTTTACGCTTTAAACATTAGCACGAGTACGACCTATCCTTATATAACTCCTGCGAATTGTTTTAGGTCGAAGTATAACGGAAAGGTTTATAGCTTCGAGAACTCGACTCACTTGACTGTAACCAGACGTAGAGGCAAGATAGCGATCGCTGGTCAGAGCCACGTAGCCAACGTTCGTAAGGCCATCAATGACATGATTATTTACGATCCTTATCTGCTCAATCCGAAGGATATGGAAAGTCCCAAGCCAGGCAAGTTGGTGCGTACGCGACGGCCGGCTTGGGGACGTGGTGTTGAGCACGCAGCAATGCAACTGAACGTGAACGACATCACACGCGGGAACATCGGAGATTCTTCCTGGATCGTTCAGTGGATGCAGAAGATTGGGGCAGCTGACGATCCGATGATGGGATCGTTGCGGCAAGGCGGTCCTGAGCGCTTGACGAAGGGCGAGTTTCAGGGAACGCGAATGAGCGCGATAAGTCGACTTGAACGGTTGGCCAAGCTAATCGGGTTGCAAGGAATGCAGGACATTGGCTATATGTTCGCCGCGCACACGCAGCAGTTGATGTCGCAGGAGCAGTACGTAAAGATCGCAGGTCAGTGGGAGGATGAACTTGCGAAGGAGTACGGAGGCAAGATCGAGAGTGGCAGGATTAAAGTTACACCGTACGATTTGCTCGTCGACTACGATGTGTTAGTTCGTGATGGCAGCATCCCGGGAGGCAATTTTTCGGATGTTTGGATTAGGATGTTCGACATTCTAGCGCAACACCCGGAGCTGGACAAGAGGTTCGATATCGTCAGGATTTTTCGGCATATTGCCAGGAATTCTGGAGCTAAGAACGTGAGTGACTTCGAGCGCAAGCAGCCGCCACCGCAGGCTAAGATTATGCCTGACGAGGATGTTGCACGAAACGTTGAGGCAGGGAATTTGGTTCGACTTAATCGCTAGAGGAGGCAAGTAATGGAAATACAATGCTCTGCCAGCGAGTTCAGGGAAGGCATGAAAAGCAAGTTCTGGTCGGACGTGAGAAATCAGCTTGAGGCTTGGAAAGAAGACCTTCGTGACGCGATGGAGGATTCTGATGGGGCGTTGAGCGACAAGGAAACGCACGTTCTACAGGGCAGCATTAAGGCCGTTCGCTACGTGCTGATGTTACCTGAACAAATGCTGAAGGACATAGAAGAAGGTGCGACAGAGATTTAGTGAGTTCAATTAACTTTGTTCAAAAATTGAACGCAGTGAAAGGAGAAGTTATTATGGAAAGTAAAGTGAAAACCGAAATTGATGACATGCTTAAGGAACTTGGCGAGCTTGGTTCGCCCGAGGAGGAGACTCCGACTTCGGATTCGGATTCGGATTCGGATTCGGATTCGACTCCAGCCGGGGAGACTCCAGCAGAAGAAAAACCTGAGGAAGAAAAGTCCGAAGGTCCTGAAGGTTCTGAGGAAACTCCTAAAGAAACCCCTAAAGAAACCCCTAAAGAACCGCCTGCGGAGACTCCTCCGGCTGAAACTCCTCCAACGGAGCCCCCGGCTGAAGAAACGCCGTCGACACCGTCGACGCCACCGGCCGAGGAAACTCCTGAACAGCGTGCCGCACGTCTCGAGGCGCAGAACGCAAAGTTGATCGAGCGAATCGAGGAGCTTTCTGGAGCTTCGGCGACTCCTGCCGTTCCGATGCCTGGAGTACCAGCGCCTGGAGGAAAACCTCCGACCGAGTCTAAGCCTGGGCCTAAGCCCGACTCTGCCGCACCTGCAGGCACGGTGTCCGTTGCGCCGCAGGAGATTGCCGTTGACGAAGTCGACTTTCTTCAGGGACGAGATCCAAACGATTTACTGGACAATCCTACTGAGTTCAACAAGTTGCTTAATGTGGTTTATCGTAAGGGTGTGGAAGCTGGTGTGCCACTCGCTATGGAGCGTTCGTTGCTGGCCGTTCCGCAGGTTGTAGTGTCGCAGATCCAGCGCAGTAACGTAATGAAGGGATTGGTTGACGACTTTTATAAAGCTAATGAGGACTTGAAACCTGTTCGACGCACAGTAGGGTTGGTTGCGAACGAGGTTCACTCCGAGCATCCCGATTGGACTGTTCAACAGGTTTTCGACGAGGCTGCCCTTCGCACTCGTAAGGTTCTCGGAATGCCAGAGAGGCCGGCGCCAACGGCGGCGCCAACAACGCCACCTGGCGCTCCTCCGGTCGTCGAAACGTCTAGACCTGGCGATCCTGCTTTTGCGAACGTCAGAGGTTCTCGTCAGCGCGGGCCTGCAGCGCCGAAGCTGACTGGAATGGCTAAGGAAATTGAAGAACTAATGTAAACTAGGAGGTGCTTTAGAATGGAAAGCCAGAAAGCTATGCTGGAAAGTGGAATGGTTCCGGAGTCGGCGCAGAGAGTAGAATGGGTACGGTCGGCTACTTATACTTCGGATACTCTCGAGGTATTTGAGCAGATCTGTTTGATCGATACTGACACTGTCGATGGAACCTTCACGTGTTATCTTCCTTCCGTTGGGGAGGCCAAGGGCAAGTTTTATTCTATCTCGCTAGTCGATGATGGTGGCGACGTTACCGTGGCCGATCAAGACGACTCGTACGATTGGACTGATCTGACCCTTACTGCCGATGGCGATGGAGTTCTGCTTTACAGCGATGGAATGAAGTGGTGGGTGGTAGTAGACAATACTACTTAAGTAAACTTTTAATCCTTAAAGATAGAGGAGGTTTTTGACCATGTCTTTTCAAGGAATGTTATTGAAGGCGGGGATTTCTAGCGACGGAGCGAATGTCGACATTGTTGGGGCTCTTACTGCTAGGAACTTACTTCCAATCCCCGGGAACGTCTGGTATGTAGACTATCGTAATGGAGACGATGATAATACCGGCAAAACGTGGAATAAAGCGTTTCAGACTTACAGTGCCGCCATAGATGCCGTCACCAGTAACAACAACGACTACATCTTGATCGATGGTGATTCGACAGTCGTCGAAACAGCTATAGTTACTCTGAGCAAGAACAGAGTTCACACTGTAGGGATGAATGGAGCTCTTGGTCACTTTGGGCAAGGAGCGAGGGTTTCTTGTACCCTTTCGAGTGGCAGTGCCAATATAGCTACGTTTAAGAACACTGGGGTTAGGAATACTTTCACCGGCATCAAGTTTATGAACGCTAACACTGTTGCTCAGGGGCTTTATTCTGTGGCGGAAGGTGGCGAGTTTTCCAGGTACTTCAACTGTGAATTCTACAAGTCTTCTGACTTGAACGAAACGGCTGCTGCTGAACTTCTGCTTAATGGTGACAGCGCGATGTTTTATAATTGTACTCTTGGTTCGACAGCCAACATTATTGCCGATAACAAGATTAGGCCTAACGTTCTTTTGAACCGCGAGACTCTCACTGGCAAAGTTTGTCGTGATTGTTATTTCGAGAATTGCTTGTTCTTAAGCAAGGCCGGCGGAACTGAGCATGTTGCAGTTTATGGTTCTGGTGCTACCGACGTTGAAAGAATGTTGATGATCAAGGACAGCACGTTCTTGAACAATGCCCTGTCTGCGGCTACTCCCGCTCACGCAGTTGGGTTCGGGGCTGCTCAGACTCAAGGAACTGTGTTCCTTAAAAACTGTAGTGCCGTCGATTATACTTTAATGGCTCAAGCAAGTGTAGGCATTTACGTCGATGGTGCTGTGCCTACGTTCGGAACATCCGGTGTTGCAGTAGCATCGTAATGAAACTTTAACCAAAAGGGACTTTCCTAAATGGAGAGCGAATCACGGGAGTGGGTCGAGCAAGTCGAATCTCGGCCCGCACAACCGAAAACCTTGATCGAGTTGACCGTGTTGGAGCGGTTAATTCTTTTGCGTTCTCTCCCTAGGGAGGGGAATTTTTACTACAATCAAGCTTGTGCGTAAACTACGCGAGGATCTGAGCTTTGATGAGGAGGAGCGCAAGCGACTTGCGTTCGTCCAGGTTGGCAGCCAGATTCGGTGGAACGATGTTCGGGCGACGCTCAAGAGGCTAAACGATAAGAAGAAACTGACGGACGATCATTATTCACTTCATTCGAAGTTCGTTAACCCGCCAAGTGAGGAAAAGTGATGGGAGAGAAGATCATTAACATAGCTGGAATTGAGGTCTTTGGAAGCGACGAGGAACGTGTTGAGGCGTTTCTGGAAGGAGTCAAACAGCTTCAGGAACGCTACGATTGTGTTCTTGTTCCGGAAGTTAGATTCGTTGGCGAAAGGGTCACGTCTAACATCGTTGCCGTCGCGAAACCGCGACCAGTAATTCCGAGCTATAATTAACTAGTAACTAATGGAGGTGCGAAATTATGTCAGGTAATCCTGGATTTCTAGGAATGCGGGGAACCGGAGATTGGGCTAAATCAGCGACCAGAAAACTGGCGCGAGATGATACTGTACTTGTATCCAAATGGCTCGGCTCCACTAACCGCGATATTGTCAAAGCTGAGCGAAGAGAAAGTGGATGATCCAGTTTTCCATTGGTGGACGAAGACCCTTCCTTCGCAGGCTGGAACAGTGACGGCTCGTTGGATGAACGTGAATAACTCTGGCGCGGTTGGTGATTCTAGGACCGCTGGCGAGGTTATTTACTTCGTGATGAGCGCGTCTGATTTGACTCACTTTAGGGTAGGTCATCAGGTATTGATTAGGTACTCTGGAGATTATTCCGTTGATCTCAACGGGCTGGTCGTCTCGGTCAATACTGCTCAACTTAACGTGGGCGTGAAGTTGCTTGAGGACGACGACAACTCAGATACTTATTCCGCCGACGATTGTGATCGATTGCTCATCATCGGTAATGCGAACGCTGAGGGAGCTAATATGCCCGATGCGATTTCGTATGACCCTGTTGAGTGGTCTAATTATACTCAGATCTTCCGTACACCACTGAGTATCACACGAACCGCTCGGTTGACCAGGTTAAGAACTGGTGACGCTTATCGTGAGGCCAAACGTGAGTGTCTGGAGCTTCATTCCATCGAGATGGAGAAGGCGTTCTTGTGGGGCTACAAAACCAGTGGAACTGGCTCGAATGGCAAGCCGCGTCGGACTACGATGGGACTTATTCGAGCGCTGCAGTATGGCAGTGATGGAAGTTCCAACGTTGGTGTGACTGACAGTTTTAAGACCAACTCCACGTATTCTGGCGACACCTGGCTGCAGTCTGGTAAGGATTGGTTGGACACTTATCTGGAGCAGATGTTCCGCTATGGCAAGTCCGAAAAGTTGGCCTTCTGTGGAAGTGGCGCATTGCTCGGTCTTAACCGATTGGCTGAGACTTATGGATCGATCCAGATCAATCCGAAGACTAAAGCTTACGGTTTGGCCGTCAATGAGTGGATTACTCCCTTTGGGACACTTAACCTTATCACTCATCCACTGTTTTCGTTTGAGTCTACCAACCGTCATTCTATGGTGATCTTCGAGCCAAGCGGTTTGAAGTATCGTTATATTACCGATACTACGTTTTATCCCGAGAAATCGGACAAGCAGAACACCGGTTGGACACGGCGCGATGGAACCGATGAGGAGTTCCTAACTGAAGCTGGTCTCGAGTATCATCATCCGAACGGGTGGGGATACCTAAACGGCGTTGGTGAGGATAACGCAGTTTAACTTTAGCTCGAACATAGTGGGCTTCGGCTCACTATGTTCAATTTTTGAACAAAGTGAGGCAAGGCTGATGGCTAAGAAGTCTATGACAATCGACGAGGTTAAGAAAGCCAAAATCAAGGTTGAGTCTGACGTTCTTAAGCTTATTAAGGATTTCGAGAAGGATACTGGAGTACGAATTTCTTACATTAACATTGACAGAGATTATGGTGAAGATGCTAAAGTGTCCGAGCCTTCTCGAGGGAAACCGGGAGCCGTTAAGAACGTTGATATGAACATGGATCTTGATTTAGCTTTCTGAGGTGAGTTATGAATTTGGTGGAGATTCGCGAGGCTTTCGTTCGGCGCTCTGGTCGTTATGACCTAGTGGTCGACACGACTGATTGGGCGGATAATGGAGCAGATTTTTACATCCAGGCTGGTTCGAGATTCTTGGACAGGAGGGTAACCGTTGGATTCTCGAAGGCTAAGCATTACGAGGACGGCGCAGTCGGCGATTGGTATAAGGTTTTCCAAGAGTGTCGAGCCATTCTCGAAGTTTGGGTTGCCAACGACGAGTATCGCAAGAAATTGGAGCTTCGCGATGTAGACACGTTTCGTGCTTACTACAACGAGCCTCCAAGCAGCATCGACAACGGAGTGCCAACGTACTACGCGCCAGC